CGAAGAACGACCCTCTGAGTGGAGCGCAAGTTGCCTCCTTGGAGTCGTAGACATATGAGGTCGCTTTAGACCTGTAATGTCGTAGACTCTTCGAGAGGAACGCCAGTTGCCACCTTTGTTTTAACTCAGGTTCTCTGAATTTTATCTAATGTTTGTAGGTATCTAATAACCTTCATTTTTTGTTTTATTAAAACTGTAATGAAAACCATTATAAAAATAAGATTGCAGTATTTGTGAAAACAGTCAAAAACGACGGTAGATAATCATTGTGGATTATAGCCCGTGTCTTTCATTTTGAAATGAAAGGAGAAAAATATTACTCATCATATATGTTTTATAAGATGTAATAATCGTAATTAACGATTCTTTGTAGTGTAGGGAAGTACCCATGGCTGCATCGTATGGAGTGATTGTACCTTACGCAATCGCCTTAGCTAACAAGGCACATATAAAGGTTAGCCCCCCAGTCCACCCGGGACCTGAAATATGGTCACGGGGAGCCGTAGGATCAATGGCATTGTTGCTTTGAAAGAGCTTGCTCTTAGGCAAATGTTCGAAAGGTTTAATTACCGGAGTAGAAGTTGGTCCGCTTTGTGAACAGATTCAAACCATTTTACATGGTTTGTAAGTTCACTGGCTCGGATGTATTCTTTTTAAAAATGACATCTGAGAACAGTAATTTGCAAACTAGTGCTAAGGCACAACACACAGAAATACAGAATGTTACGGATATTCCCGTTAAGGCATTTAGAAGGAATGATTTTATTCAAAAGAGGAAGAATGGTGGAAAAAACAAAAAATTCGTCCCTCAGTTAATATCAGTTGACGAGAGACAAGAACTCAAAGCAGGAGTTCGAAAAACATTTAGAACATTGAAGAAAAGTGAAAGATTTATTTTGGAAAACCAAATTGGTGAATCTTTTAAAAAATATTGTTCTAGTATGTTGAGTGGAGTTGCTGATGATTGGATCAGCACTCTTGAGGATATTGCACTTACATGTGTAGCACTGAGTGAAGCGCAGAGTATGCGTCAAACTATTTCGATTTTGATGCTTTATGTAAAGACTAATATGGCACATAGTGCATGTGGTTATATACAGGCATTTTTTGAAACATTGTTGGCTCCATGTGTGATGGATAATCAAGTTGGAGCAGATTTATGTGACCCCGAATGGTTATCAGGATTGAGGGATTTATCCCGAAATTGGCAGAAAGTGACTACAAGTAAGTTTTTCTGTCAATTATCACAATTGTTGGGTGCTATTTGTGCATTGGGTTTGTGTAAAGCCTCAAATTTGAATGTGACTCTTGGAGGCTTGCAAATATTTTCAGGAGTGCACCAAGATAAACATAAAGGGGCCATCGATATGTTTGCTGCATTAGTTTCCACTACAATGTATTTCATTGAAGGCGGATATAGGTGCTTTCAATTAAAGAGTCTTCAGCCTTTTTTGTTGAATGATGATGAGGCTACGCAATTTGATGAAGAATATTTTGCTCTGATGGAGTTATCTCCGCTAATGAAGGCGGGAAACATGGAACGAGTTCGAAATGTTTCAGAAAACGACCTCGATTTCAGGTTAAATAAAGCCATTGAGCAGGCAGATACTTTATATAGAGTCTGTCAAGGAACTTTTGAGAAGAAAGTATTGCATGAAAAATTAATGCAATTGCGCAAAATGCGTATTGAATTTTTAACAATCCGAGCTGATGGTGGATTACGTGAACGACCATATGCATACTATGTAAAAGGTCCTTCTGGAGTTGGAAAATCTTCAATTTCCGCTATTATGATGCGTACTATTTTGATGGCCAACGGCCATGATGCGAGTGATGAAAGAATTGTGAATTTGAATGAAGATGATGCATATATGTCAAATTATCGTTCATATGTAAATGGAGTGTATTGTGATGATTTGGGAAATACTCAGGCTCAATATCTTGATAAGTCACCTATGTCCAAAATGATTGATTTAGTTAACAACGTTAAAAATTATGCCGTAATGGCCGAATTGGAACTGAAGGGTAAGGTAACTTTGGAACCGAAATGTGTTGGTTCCACTTCTAATTTGGATTTGATAAGTTTGGCTAGTCACTTTTCTAATGAGCCTTTTTCAATAGTATCGCGTTTTAATGTACAAGTTGACGTAGCCGTAAAGAAGGAATTTTCACATACGGATGGTAGATTGGACCAAACTAAAGTTTTTGCTGCTTTTCCTGAAGGGGTACCACCAGTTCCAGATCTATGGGATTTGAGAGTCTATAGTCCCATGGATGGTACTGGAAATTGGCATAAGCGGGTAGAGATTATGGGAATTAAAACTTTGCCTCAATTATTGCAGTTTGTTTCACATGAATCTCGAAAACACGCATTCAATCAGAAGAATTTTTTGAATAGTGTTAAAAATTTGGACATAAAACTTAAATTATGTGATCAATGCAAAGTACCACAGTCTATATGTGCATGCAATTTATGCAATCAACTTGGCGGTATTGACACTGTACAGGAGTATGTAGTGCAATGGTATGATAGCCTTATACTTGCATTTCCTTGGTGGATAAGTAGCAATTTTTTCATTAATTTTACTATATTCTGGAGTCATAGATTTTATATTCGTTACTTCCGCAGCATTGTTATGGTAATTGCGTGTCTTTTGATTGGAGGTTGCTATTCAGTGCACGTTCAGAGGTTGCTAGTGAGTTTTTTATTTATTGCGTGTGTCATTTTGTTCGTATTGTTTCATCGACGACGAATGGAATATGTACGTGTTATTGCACGCCAGCGTGGACATATGGTGCGATTGTTTCGTACGCAGAGAACTCAGTTGGCTTTGATCATTTGTGCAAGTAGTGCAGTATTGCTAGTTATATACAAATTTTTCAAACAGATGCGCCATGTGCAAGATGTTTGCCAGTTGAATAATCAAGGGTCGCTTGATCCTCAAAGCGTTGAGGATATTCAGCAGCGTGATTCTGAAGTGAATCCTTGGAAGACAATTGAGAGGAGTAAGATAGTGAGTATGAGTCCAGCCTCAACTGTAGCAACACATGATATGGAAAAGATCGTTGCAGGAAATACTGTTTATATATCTTTTAATGGTAAAAATGGAAATCGGTTGTGCATGAATGGGCTTTTCATTAAAAGTAATTTTTTATTGCTGCCGCGGCATTTTTTAGGCGAGACCAGTGGATTGGTTAAGCTATCATGTCGTCGCGAAAAGGGTGAGAATGGAGTTACTTTTGAAGTGCTCTTTGATAGGACCGTAGTTGTTGAACATCCCACAGATGATTTGCTCATTGTATATGTTACAGGAAGTCCTAGTTTTAAGGACCTTGTGAAGTATTTACATGTAGGTACAGGTTTTTCAGGAGAAGTACGTTTATTGCATCGCAATATTGATGGAGTGATAATTGGGCGAAATTCTCGTAGCATTTTTGGAGAGATCCAAAATCAGGAGTGTAAATCGAAGGGTTTCATGTACCATCTTCAAGATTCCACGTTTAAAGGTTTGTGTGGTGCAGCCCTAATATCCATGTCAGTTTCAAAAGGATTATTAGGCATTCATGTAGGTGGAAAATATTCCATTGGAGGTGCTGTTTGGATATCTCAAGATTTTGTTAGAGAGTCTATCACACTTCTAGAGAAACGACCAGGTGTGATTTCCTTGCCTAGTGCTGGCACTCTATTATCAAATCAATATGGAGTTGATATAGCTGTAAGTAACGAAATTCATCCTAAAAGTCCATTAAATTTTTTGCAAGACGGAGCAAACGTTGAATTTTTGTGTTCTACAATCGGAAGGTCAACACCACATTCTAAAGTTGAACCTACCGAAATATCTCTTATAGTTGAAGAGGTATGTGGCCAAGGGAATATTTGGGGTAAGCCAAAATTTGGTCCCCCTTATTGGAAACCATGGCAAGAAACATTGGTTCATTTGGTGGATCCGGTTTTAGGTTTTGAACGGAAGAATCTTGAGTGGGCTGTATTGGATTATTCCATACCACTTTTGCAGAAAATACGTGAATCCAATTTTGATTGGTTGCGTCCTCTTACTAATGATGAAACAGTTTGTGGCATTGATTCCTTGCGTTTCATTGATGCCATGAAAATGTCTACATCTTTGGGATTTCCATTATCGGGACCTAAAGATCGTTTTATATTAGAAGTAGGAGAATCTGAAACGCATCAATGTTTACGTAAACTCGATCAACGTTTCTGGGATGAGTTTGAACGCATGAAGTGCGTTTACAGACAAGGAGAAAGAGCTTATCCAATCTTTAAAGCTTCTTTGAAGGATGAGCCGACCAAATTATCTAAGGATAAAGTAAGGGTTTTTGAAGCGGCACCAATTGCATTGCAATTGGGTATACGGAAATATTTTTTACCCATTGCCCGTTTTTTGTCGCTATATCCAGTTTTGACAGAATGTGCTGTTGGAGTGAATGCACATGGTCCAGAATGGCATGAGTTAGCGACACATATGACAAAATATGGGAAAAATCGAATTCTGGCAGGGGATTATTCCAAATATGATTTGCGTTTATCGCAACAAATTACTATTGCTGTGTTTGATGTATTGATTTCTTTGGCCAGAGAATCAGGCAATTATTCAGAAGATGATTTGTTGATCATGAAAGGGATTGCTGCTGATGTTGTGAATCCACTTGTTGCATATAATGGTGATTTGATTATGCTATTTGGATCAAATCCGTCTGGACAGAACATTACAGTATACTTAAACTCACTAGCAAATTCTTTGATAGTGAGATGTGGATTTCACTCAATTGTGTGGCCTCAAGTGTGGTGTTCTTTACCGAAATTTCGAGATGTTGCCGCTATCATGACTTATGGAGATGATCTAAAAGGATCTGTTAAAAAAGGCTATGATTTCTTTAATCATGTTACTTTGGCCAATTGGTTAAAGGAACGTGGTGTTGTTTTTACCATGCCAGATAAAGAATCAGTACCGGTGCCATATATGTATGATTCGGACGCTGATTTTCTTAAGAGGAAAAATAGATTCGATGACGATTTGAACATGTACGTAGGGATGTTGGATGAAATGTCGATCTATAAATCGTTGCATGCTGTTCTTAAGTCCAAAGCAGTGACTAACAGAGAACAGTGTATGGATAATATTGAAGGAGCCATGCGTGAGTGGTTTTTCTATGGGAAGGAAAAGTATGAAGAGATGAGAGGAAAAATGTGCTTGGTAGCTGAAAAAGCACATATGGTTATTCCTTTTTTGGACACTTCTTATGATGATTTGATGGTTCAGCATCGTGAGAAGTATAAAATATAGAACCATTAATTCTTTCCCGGACTCATCGGGTGTTTTAGTTAAACAGTTAAAAATGAGTCTTATGTATTGGATACCGTGTTTTCATTTATTTACATATATTTATGTTTTCATAGGCTTACATGAAGAGTTATATATTTTACATTATTTAGTGTAGGGGTGACGCCCAATTTTATATGTTAGTGGAAGGAGTTTAAACCCGACTCTTATCCATGAATTTTTAAGAGGTTTACAGAAGTTATTTTTCAAAGATTTTTAAAAAAGTACTGTGCTGGGTCAGAGGCAAGTACAGCGTTTACGCATTTATGTGAATTCTGCTATAGTTCTGACGAAAATTGTTTTTGTTTTGATTGTGATTATGTATTGGAAAATCAAAGTGGTTTGTCGAGTGTTGCGCAAGGAAATAATTATGCCATGCAAGAAACTGCCACTTTCCACGATCAAGCAGATCCGTGGGTTACATCAGTCGACTCCCTTGCAGATCCTACAAGAGATATGACGGATACAGCCAATGTTACATTAGCTCAGTTTATGGCGCGTCCAGTTATGATATATACTGTTGATTGGGCCACTACTGACACAAATTTTAATGGAACGTTTAATCCTTGGGATAAATTTTTGACTTCTCCGTCTATTGTCAAGAAAATTTCCAATTATAATAATTTGAGGTGCCGTTTGCATTTGAAATTTTTAATAAACGGTAATGCGTTTCATTATGGACGTGTTGTGTGTTCTTACACCCCTTTACCGAACCATTCAGATTATCCACTGTTATTACCTCTTTTTAAACCTGAATTGATTCGGTACACCTCACGCCCTTTTATTTTGTTGGATCCCAATACCAATCAGGGTGGGGAGATGGTGTTACCTTTTTTCTTTTATAACAATGCCATGTCAATTCCGAACCATGATTGGGACAACATGGGTATTATTGATTTGGTTGCAATGAATCCCTTGAAACATGCAGCAGGAGCTGTTGATAAGGTGAGAATTACAGTTTATGCTTGGGCGGAGGATGTTCATTTGTCAACGCCCACATCAGCTCTGCCTACCGAGCAACTTGATAATCAAATTGGAGATGAGTATACAGGAGTCGTTTCTCAACCAGCAACCACCGTCGCCAAAATTAGTGGTCTTTTGTCCAACGTACCTGTTATAGGACCTTTTGCTCGAGCTTCGCAAATGGCCGCATCTACGATTGCTGGAATAGCATCTTTATTCGGTTATGCTCGCCCCGTTGCTATTGACATGCAGAATGTGAGAGTTCAATATGCAGGTAATATGGCTAATACTAATGTAGTGGACAATTCATTCAAGCTAACTGCAGATGTGAAGCAGGAAATCACTGTGGATCCTCGCACGGTTGGTTTATCTGAT